ACATCTAATCTGATTGTTCAAGGCATTGACATAAATCGGTTTATTATATCAGCATTTACACAAGCTAATGCGGCACCAGGAATAGCTAACTCATACGCAACCGCAGTTGGTGCAGCAGGTAATGCTTACGCCACCGCAGTAGGTACAGCAGGTAATACTTTTGCCGCCTCAGTTGGTATTGGTGCTAATACCTACGCAACTTTAGTAGGTGCAAGTAGCAATGCTTATACCACATCTGTAGGCACAGCAGGAAACACCTTTACAATATCTGTTGGTGCATCATCTAACGCTTGGGCCAATACGATTGCCACAGCAGCAAATAACTTTGCTGGAGCAATGGCAAATTCTGCTAATGCATACGCCACATCGGTTGGTGTAGCAGGCAATAGCTATGCAACAGCAGTAGGCACTTCTGCAAATGTGTATGCCGCTTCAGTAGGTGTTGGCGCAAACGCCTTTGCAACAACAATAGGAACTTCTAGCAACTCTTATGCAACCGCAGTTGGTACATCAGGCAATGCATATGCCACATCGGTTGGCACCGCTGGCAATACATACACCCTTGCAGCATTTAATCAAGCAAATGTGGCCAATGCAGTCGCGGTTTACGCAGCCAACTTTGCAAATGCAATCAATGTTATTGCAGTTAACGCTTACAATACAGCTAATGCTGCCGCGGCAGGTACAAATGATTTATATGCTAGAGTAACATCTAACCTTGCTTTAGCAACAGCACAGTCCGCTTTTACTCAGGCTAATGCGGCCACAATTTCAGCATACAAAACAGTAAAAACAGACTATACGATAAGTATAGATGATAAAATTGTATTGACTGATAATACAGTAACCATAAACATATCGCTACCAGATGCAACGGTAGCAAATGGTGCAACATATCAGATAAAAAATATAAATATCGGTAAAGTTATTATAACTGGAAATGGATCAAATATGATAGATAGTTATGCAAATCTAATCATAGAATTTAAAAATTCTTCGCTCGGTCTTACAGCTATAGGAACCGGTTGGATCATAACATAAGGGAAAAAAATGGCGTATTTTGAGCAAATCAAACCATTAGATGGAACAATACTTTTTAGTGGAGCGGTAGCAAATACCGGTGCAGGTTCTGCTATTAGCACCCAATACTATGGTTCAGTTTCGATTCAGGTAACTGGTAGTGATACATCTTCAATCAATGCTCAGATTGAAGGTTCTAATGATGGAATAACTTGGGATCCTCTTCTGATACAAAACGTTGAAGAAATTCCTTCTGTTACAGACACAATCAATATTATTGATTCTTCATATTCATTAAAAACAACACACCTATACATTCGATATAATGTTTCCTATTATACTGGTGCACCAAATATTATAATAGTTGGTCGTTCTGGTAGTGGTGTAAACGGTGCTGATTTTTTAACGGCTGCATTTAATCCGGATACACCATTACAAGTTAACTTAACGGGTGGAGTAAAGAGAGATTCGGATGGCGCTTTAATTCTTTCAGATGCGTATTTTACTATAAAACCACCTGGTACTCTTGCTGGCACAACCTATACATTGGATGTTACTGGGTATAGTTCTTGGACATTTATTAGCGCAGGTTCAGGTGGCACATCAGCTGGTCCTACATTCTCTGGCGATGGTGTATTTTTTGGAGGTGCAGTAAACTACTCTACTCCTTCTAATAATGGCAGCGGTACAAGCTCAGGTATAGCTTCTGGTGGTGGTATATTTAATGGTCCAATTTATGGTAAATTTATGCGATTTACCGCACAAGCGAGCTTTTTTGGTACTTTTATATTCAAACAAACACCACCCACACTTTCTGTAGTAAGTTTAAATTCTATATCAGGCACGGCACCAGTTAACGCTGGTGTTGGTGGCACGATTGCAGTTGGCGGTAACATCGCCGTTGGTTCCGCTCCTACACTTAACCCAATAACAATTGGTGGTTCTGATTTAACTGGTCTTACAAGAAGGCTTCTTACTGACGTTTCTGGTCGACCTTTCTTCAATGCTCTATCGCCATATTTTGCATCACTTACGAATCCAACTAGCACCACAATTTCTAGTTCTAACTCACCAGGTGCAAATACTTCACTACCAATTAATACAGTTGGTTCAATTCCAGCAACATATCAGCAATCGGCCGCTCTTAATGTTCAGGATACATCACAGCATGAGGGTCAAAACACATTAGAATTACTAGCACAGATGTTGCTAGAACTTAGAATACTAAATCAACAAATGTATGAATTACCAAGGTTGATTGCGAATAAGCAGGAATCTAATGATCCACCTGAGATATTCCGTCAAGAACCTTCTATCTTCAATCAATAATATAAATAGCTAAGAATACATCAAAAAGGAGAACTAAAATATGATTATTCAAGGTCAAATTGGCGCACTTGCAACATCAGCGTCTCTTCCATCAGGCCAACAGGCAATCGCTCGTCAAGGAAACATGGGCGACTTAATTGTTTCCGAACTTCATGGTCGTTATTATGAATCTGCATATCGTCGAGCATCTTTTCTTGCCGCTAATCCAACAGGTGTAACATCAACAGCAGTTACATCCGGTTCAACTACTGCAATCACAGGCATCTCACTATTTAATCCAATCAACTCAATAGTTAACTTGGCTATTAATAAAGTTGGTTATATGGTTACTGTTGCGCCAGCCGCAGTTATGCCTATGTTTTTAGCTGTTGGTTATAACGCAACAACAGCGGCTGCAACCACAACAGCACTTACAGTTCGTAACGCATATGTTGGTGTTGGTGCATCAGGTTACGGTGCAGCTTTTTCAACCGCAACCGCTGCAACAGCTCCTAACTTCACTCATGCATTAGGTACAGTCTTTACAACTCTTACAACTAACGGTCCAACTTTAATCGATTTAGAAGGCTCAGTAATACTTCCTCCGGGTGGTTATGCATATATCACAAGCACCGTCGCTTCTGGTGCTTCTGGTTTCTTCGGTTCGATTTCATGGGAAGAAGTTCCGCTATAAGATATGCGTTGAGGGGGCTAATATGCCCCCTCTTCTTTCTTTTTATGTTAGAATTAAAAATATTAAATTGAGGAAAAAATAATGAGTTTACCGCTTTCAGGTCCAATAAACTTATCAGGTACTATTTTAGTCGGTGGTGCTTCTCAGATACTCGTGAGAGCTAATCGAAATAGAACTATACTCAATGTTGTAAATCCTGATGCAACAAATGATTTGTGGTTAACATTCTTAGATAATACTGCTACACCATATGATTCTGGTTCTATAAGAATTCCTGCAAATGGCGGCATATTATCTTTTAATGGTGATGCACCTGGAACTGATTGTTATATATACGGTGGAATCACCGATCAGAAATTTACTGCATGGACTGACGCATAATGGCGAGTATATTTTTTCCTTCTACGGACGTTACATATCCTGTTCCGACAAGAGAAGCGTGGACAAGACCTGCTGACTGGACAGCATTACCTGAAGTCTCTAGTTCTGAACAAAAATTTGTGGGACTATATGCTGTTTGGCCTAACAAAGATAACTTTCTTGCAATTGGTACTGTTCGTGGTGCATATACTGTTGATTGGGGTGACGGTGATGTAGAAAACTTCGCCGATAACACTATAGCATATCATGTGTATGATTACAATGATGCAGGAATAACAGAAGTTTCCTCTCGCGGTTATAAGATGGTCATCGTAACCGTAACGCCACAAGGTAGTTCAAATCTCACTCAGATATCATTAGCCAATAAACACAACAGAACACTCTTGCCAAACGCATATTCAACAAATTGGCTTGACATTACCGTTTCTGGTCCAAATTTTAATACATCAGGTTTTTCCCTTGGCGCTGGTGGTACAACTGTTTATCATACATATCTAGAGCAAGTTACCTTTAAGAATATTGGTACAACTTTTGTTAACTTCGATAGTCTATTTGAAAACTGCGCGGCTCTTAGGTCCGTTCCTCTATTTGATACATCCAGAGTGACAGGCATGGCAGAAATGTTTCGTGATTGCCGTTCTATTACTTCTGTTCCTGCATTTAATACATCAAATGTTACAACGATGAGTGGTATGTTTCAGAGTTGTCGTTCTTTGCAAACTGTACCTTTATTTGATACATCTAAAGTAACAGCAATGAATAATATGTTTAACGGATGTTATTCTTTAGATAATGTTCCTGCATTTAATACATCTAATGTAACAGCAATGAATAATATGTTTAACGCATGTTTCTCACTTCAGACGGTACCGCTATTTAATACATCTAATGTAACAACAATGGCCAGTATGTTTCAAGATGCGAGAAATATCAAATATGTTCCTGCATTTAATACATCTAATGTAACAACAATGGCCAGTATGTTTAATTTCACATATAGGCTTGAAACTATACCTTTATTTGATACATCTAAAGTAACAACAATGACCAATATGTTTAATGATGCAAATGCATTGATAACTGTTCCAGCACTTAATACATCAAATGTTACAACGATGTATCGAATGTTTTATGTAGCTAGAAATTTGAAAAAAATAGGTGAATTTGATACGAGAAATGTCATCAATACGGAAGAAATGTTTAATGGTTGCGTTTCTCTAACAAGTATACCAAAATTAAACACATCAAATGTTTTGTTTATGGCGCGAATGTTTGAAACATGTTATGCACTTGAAACAATACCTCAAATCGATACATCTAGAGCAAACGCTATGCATAGAATGTTTTTATCATGCGAATCATTGACTTCTATACCAACATTGAACACTCAAAGTGCTGTTACGATGAATGGTATATTTCAAAGTTGTCAGAATTTAAGAACAATACCAAGTATTAACACATCAAATGCTATCTCAACGGCAGGTATGTTTCAAAGCTGTTTTAACTTACAAGATATACCAGAATTAGATTTATCAAAATCAACAAACATTTTAAATATGTTTCTTGATTGTCGTTCTTTAGATGGATTGCCTACATTGAATCTTAGAGCAGTAAACTCATCTGCTAATGCCGCCACAGCATTTCTAAGAGCAAATGCTATTGGTTATATGGGTATACAGAATGTCAGTCAAACATTCTCTTTATTAAGTCTTTCACTATCATCAAATTCACTCAATTCTATATACAGCAATCTTGCAACAGTTACAGGGCAAACCATAACGATTACAAACAATTATGGCGCAGCCAATTCAAATACAGTCATTGCAACAAGTAGAGGATGGACGGTAACGAACTAATGGAAGCTGGATTTTATAAACTTGACGGAACTCTTTTATACGCTCAATACTGGGTTCGGAACGCAAGTTATGAACTCAATGCAGAGTTAAAAGATACATATACTTATCCTGTTGAAGGTTGGTATTGGTTTAATACACTAGATGAAGCATGTTCATTTTTTAGTCTAAATATAACGGATTACAGAGAAGAGTAAAATGGCTATAAGAAAATATGCTGGTGATAAAATAACAGGCTTAAGTTCTGATACAAAACCAACAAATGTATCCGATGGTGCAACTTTTTATGAAACCAATACTAATAAGATATACATAAAAGTTTCTGGTAGTGGATTAACATAAATACTCAAAAAGGAGTATAAAAATGGGCATTCCAGCATCCAGAGAACAACTAAAAGATTGGTGCCTTCGTCAGTTAGGTTTTCCTGTCATCGAAATCAATGTGGACGATGACCAGGTTGAGGACCGCATCGACGAAGCGTTACAGTATTTTCAGCAGTTTCACTATGATGGAGTAGAACGTTGGTATCTGAAGCATCAAATTACAGCACAAGATAAAACGAATGGTTATCTACCAATAAGCGATACTATCATCGGTATCACTCGTATTTTTCCTGTAGGTTCATCTAACGCATCCGTCAACATGTTTGACCTTCGTTACCAATTGCGTCTCCATGAACTCTATGATTTTACCAGCACAAGCTACGTCAACTATGCTTTGACAATGCAACATATCCGCACACTTGATTTGCTATTTTCAGGTGAAACTCCAGTTCGCTTCAATCGTCATACAAACAAACTGTATATTGACATGAACTGGCAAGATGGTGTTGATGTTGGTGAATATATGGTTATGGAAGGTTATATAATTGTTGACCCAGATACATACACAAAAGTTTATAATGACCGTATGCTCAAGAAACTAGCCACTGCATATATCAAGCGTCAGTGGGGTAACAACACGAAAAAGTTTGCTGGTATGCAATTACCGGGCGGTATCACTCTTAATGGGCAACAAATCTTCAATGAAGCTGACCAAGAAGCAAAAGATATTGAAGAACAGATTCGTAATACATATGAAGAACCACCGCAATTTTTATTGGGTTGACAAGCGTAAAAGTTTACTATATACTTCTGGGACAACAGGTTTTTGGTGGAATAATGGTGAAATAAATAAAAGAAGTAAAACATGCCCAGAAGGTAACTGGACAAAAGGTAAAGTAAAAAAATAAGCTATGGCAACCTCAGTATATTTCAACCAGTTCTCACCTGCAATTATCAACGAGCAAAGACTGTATGAAGATGTGATTGTAGAATCCATCAAGATGAACGGACATGACGTTTATTATATTCCTAGAGAAGCGTATGATTCCGCAGATGATATCTTTGGTGAAAGTCCAAATGCAGTATTTAAAAAGTCTTATATGGTTGAAATGTATCTAGCTAACGTCCAAGGTTACGAAGGCGATGGCGACTTCTTCTCAAAGTTTGGATTAGAAATTCGAGACACATCAAACTTTGTCGTCTCACGTAGGTCTTTCGAAAGATATGTTCCTAGAAATATGTTATCAAGACCAAGAGAAGGTGATTTGATATATGTTCCTCTTCTCGGTAAACTTTTTGAAATCAAGTTCGTTGAAGAAGAGTTGATGTTCTTTGCTTTGGGTAAAAGACAACCATACATTTACGAATTACGTTGTGAAGTGTTCCGTTACAGCAATGAAAATCTCAACACGGGCGTTCAAGAAATCGATGACCTTGAACATCTCATATCATATACTGTAAGATTCAATCTTGGTGCAGGTGCGGGCAATTATAATCTAGATGAAATTGTCTATCAAGGTAATACATATGCTAATGCGACAGCAACAGCAGAAGTTAAACATTGGATGCCTAATACAAAACAACTTGAAGTTATTACTGTTAAGGGTAGCTTCACAGATGGAGTTCAACTAAGAGGTCTCACATCAAATACGATTTACTATATAACATCACAAGACGGTCTAGATGATTTTGTCGATAATGATGACTTTGACAACCGAAGACTCCAAACAGAAGCTAATACGTTTGTAGTCATGCAAAACAATCCATTTGGTGAACCTTAATGTTAAGCAATCAATATTTTTACTATAATCTGACAAAGAAATATGTTGTTCTATTTGGCAACATGTTCAATAACATCACAATGATTCGTAAGAATCGTGATACTGGTGCTGAAATTGAACGTCTTAAAGTTCCTATTGTTTATGCACCGAAAGAAAAGTATTTTGCTCGACTAAGGCAAGACCCTGATTTGGAAAGACCAGTTCAAATCATTCTTCCTCGTATGTCTTTTGAATTGACAGGTTTTACATACGATGCAAGCAGAAAGCAAAACTCACTTCTCAGGGCAGCAAAGGGCAATAACGCAACTCGTGTATCATCACAGTATATGGGTGTGCCTTATGACTTGTCTTTTGACTTGCAACTCTATGCTCGTAATATCGATGATGGAACACATATTGTAGAACAGATTTTACCATACTTCAATCCTGACTATACTGTCACAATCAATTCAATACCTGAATTGGGCTTTCTTAAAGATGTTCCAATCATTCTCAATTCTGTCTCAAACATCATCGAACATGAAGGTAACTTCGACTCTGTTCGTTATGTATCATGGACACTCAACTTTACAATGAAGGCTTATTATTATGGTCCGATAAGCACACCAAAAATTATTCGTAAGGTCATTGCAAATATCAATGCAGACCCAAATCTTATAAATGGCAATATAGTCCGTATCAACACATACGCAGGTAACAACGGAACATATAAAGTCGGTGATATCGTTTATGCTGGACCGTCATATCAAACAGCAACAGCATATGGTATCGTCAACTCTTGGTCAGCAAATACAGGAAAACTTGTTCTTGGCGGAACACAAGGTAGTTTTTCTGCCAATGATGTATTGAAAGCGATAGATACGAATGCTGTATATAATCTACTAAGTTTCGATACATCAACACTCAAGTATGCTACAATCACTATTGACCCAGATCCATTGACTGCAAATGCAGATGATGATTATGGATACACAACAACAATTACAGAATGGCCTAATACAATATGAGTAAGACTTTTGATGCACTATCAGATGCGCTTGGTATAGAAAACGCAATAGAAATTATACCACCTAAAAAAGAAGTGCCGATTGTGCCTGAAAAAGAAACAAACGAAGATGCAGATGCAGATTATGAACTATCTCGCAGAACCTTTCGCACACTGATTGATAAAGGTAACTCTGCTATGGAAAATTTGACTGACCTTGCAAAAGAGTCGGAAAGTCCAAGGGCCTATGAAGTGCTTGCTACTATGATGAAAACTATAGCAGATACAACAAAAGACCTTTATGATTTGCAGAAGAAAACAAAAGATTTGAAGAAAGAAGATAAAGCACGACCGCAAGATGAACAGCGCATCAATGTAGAAAAAGCTGTCTTTGTTGGTTCAACATCAGAGTTGTTGAAGAGAATTAAGGAAGAACGAAATGAAAACCTTTAGGCAGTTCATAACAGAAGCGGTCGACTCTTTACTTTCACAGTGGAAAAATAAAGAACCTGCTGAATATACAACACATCTACAAAAGTTCTTTGGTAGACCAGATGAACTTACAGTTAATAGGGCTGTTTGGTATAATGTTGATGGTTTCAAGAGAGTAGAAGTTTTAGATGAATACATTCTACATTCTTCACCTGTTCCACACTATGACTATGTTTATTCATACGTTGATTTAAAAGTTCCTCACAATCTGTCAAATGCATTAGCTGATAGTAGTGAGAGCATATTGTTAGACCATCTCAAGGGTGAAGTTGGTGCGCGTTGTGCTAGTCTAAGTGCAAATGTTGTAACAATACAGTATGTGATGGATGTTGTTGAAGGTAATGTAAAACCTAGCAAAGAAGAGTATGAGAAGCGTATCAAGTCAATGAAGGCCATGTTCAAGAGCGGTAAGAAATACGAAGTTAGTTGGTGGCCAGATATTACTGGTGATGCCGACCCTAAAAATCCATATTACAAAAAATGATTAAAGGATATAATAATAATCCTAATCTACCGCGTGAAGATTATATCCATTCTTTCACTCAGTATGAGATTGACGAATTTATAAAATGTTCGAGTGATCCGATTTACTTTGCAACAAAGTATATGAGAATCATCAACGTTGATAGAGGTCTTATGCCTTTTGAGATGTGGGACTTTCAGAAAGAAATGTTGCAGACTTTCTATGACAACCGCTTCTCTATCTGTAAACTACCTCGTCAGGTCGGTAAAACAACTACATCTGTTGCATTCTTGCTTCACTATGTTCTCTTTAATGAGAATGTAAATATTGCTATTCTGGCTAACAAATCAGCAACGGCTCGTGAAATTCTCGGTCGTCTACAACTTGCATTTGAATATCTACCTAGATTCCTTCAGCAAGGCATCAAAGAGTGGAACAAAGGTTCTATTGAACTAGCTAATGGTTCTCGTGCGGTGGCTGACTCAACATCTGGCTCATCTGTTCGTGGTAGGTCTTTCAATGTTATTTTCCTTGACGAGTTTGCGTTCGTGCCGAATAATATCGCAGAAGCATTCTTTATGTCAACATACCCTACGATTTCTTCTGGTAACACAACAAAAGTTATCATCGTCTCTACACCAAACGGGCTCAATCTATTCTATAAGATGTGGCAAGATGCTATTGAAAAACGAAGCGATTACATACCTATTGAGATTCATTGGTCGATGGTACCCGGTCGTGACGAAGCATGGAAGGAATTGACGATCCGTAACACTTCTGCTGACCAGTTCCGCCAAGAGTTTGAGTGCGAGTTTATCGGTTCTACAAATACACTTATTCATCCAGCAAAGCTCAGAACATTGGTATTCAAGAATCCAATCCATCAAGATGGGCTTATGGATATCTATGAGCATCCTATTCCAAATCATACCTACTGTATGACGGTCGATGTGGCTGAAGGGCAGGGGCTTGACTATTCCACATTCTCTATCATAGATGTAACTTCGATACCCTATAAGCAAGTTGCTAAGTATAAGAACAATAAGATAACGCCGTTCTTGTTTCCTACAATTATTGTCACAGCCGCTAAAGCATATAACGAAGCATTTATTCTTGTAGAAATTAACAGTATAGGTCTACAAGTTTCCGATATTATACATAATGAATTAGCGTATGAAAACCTCATCAAAATCCAGATGAAAGGTAAGCAGGGGCAACAGTCTACTCCAGGCTTTACCAAAAAGATAGCATATGGTCTAAAAATGTCAAGACAGACAAAGATGATTGGGTGTGCTAATCTTAAGACACTGGTAGAGTCGGATAAACTGATTATCAATGATGCAGATACGATTATGGAATTGACCACTTTCTCAGCACATAAAACAAGTTTCTCAGCCGAAGAGGGTAATAATGATGACCTAGCTATGACACTGGTCCATTTCGGTTGGCTCACATCACAGAGATATTTCAAAGAATCCATCAATAATGACATAAGAAAAATGCTTCAAGAAGAACAGCTAAATATCATGGATCAAGATATCGTTCCGTTTGGTATCATAGATAATGGCATAGATAACCCATTCTACGAAAAAGATGAGTTTGGTAACTTATGGTTTGAAGACCGCCAGAAACGCTATCCTTTTGATGACTTAAATTTCCGTTCTAAGTTGTAAATGTGCTTTATTATAAATATTTTAAGAATTGGAAATGGTTTCTAATATACTTTTTCTATAAAAAGGAGAAAAACAATGGCGTTTCAATTATCTCCAGGTGTAAACGTATCTGAAGTTGACCTAACAACTATTGTACCTGCGGTCGGCACAACGGAAGGTGCGTTTGCAGGTCACTTTAACTGGGGTCCAGCAGAACAAGTCGTAACAATCTCTAGCGAAGTCGAATTGGTTAGTTCATTCGGCAAGCCAGATTCAAACACTTTCGTAGACTTCTTCACAGCGGCTAACTTCTTGGCCTATGCAAGAAATCTTAAAGTTGTTAGAGCAATTGCATCTACAACATATACCGCAACAGCGAATGGTTCAACATCTGTTCAGATTAAAAATTTGGATGCATATGAAAACACTTATGCTACAGGCGCACAATCAGCAACAGTTGGTGGTTGGGCTGCAAAGTATCCAGGTGAATTAGGCAACTCACTTGAAGTTTCAGTTTGCCCATCACCAAACGCATTTAGTGCAACACTTATAAATGCAACAGCAATGGGTACAATTAATACAAGCAATATCCTATTCACATCAAACATGGTTGCAAACACAATCAGAAGTCTTACTGTTGGTGATATTCTTCAGTTAGGTAATGCAAACGTAACATTAGCAAACGTAACTGTTCTCTCTATCGATTCAGCAGGTAGAAACGTTGTAACAACAGGTTCATTCACATCTGAAACTGATATTACAAAAATGACGGCTGTATGGCAGTATGCATCTCAGTTTGATGGTCCACCAGGAACATCAACATATGTTTCTAATGTTGGTGGTTCAAACGATGAAATGCATGTTATTGTTATCGACGAAGATGGTAAATTTACAGGTACTGCTAATACAGTTCTTGAAAAGTTTCCATATCTTTCAAAAGCGATAGATGCTAAGAGAGAAGATGGTTCTTCAAGCTATGTAAGAGACGTTATCCGTGATGTATCACGTTACGTTTGGTGGACAGGTGCTACACCTAATACAAGCACCGGTTCAGCCGCTTCGCAGACAACTTTCGGTAGAGGCGATAATAAAATCTATACAAATTCGCTTTCATCTGGCGCAACAGTAGCTCCAACAGATGCGAACAAGATTACTGCATATGATAGATTTGCAAATCCTGAAGAAATCGACATTTCGTTGATTATGACAGGCGCACATTCGTCTACAGTTACATCTCGCATCATTGACATTGCTGGAACACGTAAAGATTGTGTTGCATTCTTATCACCAGAAAGAGCAGATGTTGTCGACCAAACAGGTAATGAAGTTGATAATATTGTAGGATATAGAAATACTCTTACATCATCTTCATATGCATTTATGGATTCAAACTGGAAATATCAGTTCGACAAGTATAATAACGTATATCGTTGGGTACCACTAAACGGTGATACAGCAGGTCTATGTGTTCGCACAGACTTTGAAAGAGACCCATGGTTCTCACCAGCAGGCTTCAATCGTGGTATTATTCGTAACGTCACAAGACTTGCTTGGAATCCAGATAAAACTGATAGAGATGAGCTATACAAGAAGGGTATTAACCCAGTTGTTGCTTTCCCTGGTGAAGGTACAATTCTGTATGGTGATAAGACGCTTCTATCTAAACCATCTGCATTTGACAGAATCAATGTTCGTCGTCTATTCATCGTTCTCGAAAAGGCTATCGCAAGAGCAGCCAAATATTCACTGTTCGAGTTCAACGATGCATTCACACGCGCACAGTTTATCTCACTTGTAGAGCCATACTTAAGAGATGTTCAAGGGCGTCGCGGTATCTTTGACTTCCGTGTTGTTTGCGATGAAACAAACAATACACCAGAAGTTATTGACCGTAACGAGTTCATCGGTGATATCTATATTAAGCCTGCTCGTTCCATCAACTTCATTCAACTTAACTTCGTTGCTGTTCGCACCGGCGTATCGTTTGATGAAATTGTTGGCAAATTCTAATAAATAAAAGAAACGAGGAGATAAACGATGGCTTTCAATATTCAACAGTTTAGATCGGCACTAAGTTTGGACGGCGCTCGCCCAAACCTCTTTGAAGTTGCTATGTCGTTTCCTCAGGTAGCTACGGCGGGTTCACCGCCGTCAGCAGCCTTGGGTTCTGATGGTCTTGGAATTGCTCAACAAATGCGCTTCTTCTGTCGTTCAGCACAGTTGCCAGGTTCTACTGTTAATGCTATTCCAGTAAACTATTTTGGTCGTGAACTAAAGTTTGCGGGTAACAGAACATTTCCAGAATGGACAGTTACTATCATTAATGATGAAGATTTCAAACTTAGAAACGGTTTTGAATTGTGGCTCAATGGTCTCAATTCACACAGATTTAATCTAAGAAATGTAAACTTCAGAAACAATTTTCAGTATACCACTCAAGCAACTGTAACACAGTTTTCTAAAACAGGTGAAGCACTTAAGTCATATTCATTCGTAGGTCTTTTCCCTATCGACGTATCACCTATCGACGTTGATTGGGGTTCAAATGATACAATCGAAGAATTTACAGTGTCATTTGCTTATCAGTGGTGGGAGTCAATTCCAGGAAGTTCTGGCGGTACAGGCGGAGCTCCTCCTACAAGAAACGTTTCTATCGTTTAATAATCTTGCTATATAGAAGGTGAGCATAAAAAACTCACCTTCTTAAATCTGTTTGGAGAATCTATGGGACTGCTTCATAAACATCATATCATTCCAAAACATATGGGTGGATCTAACGATTCGTCCAATATCGCTTATCTTACAGTTCAAGAACACGCTGAAGTCCATAAAAAACTATATGAACAATATGGAAAATGGGAAGATAAGATTGCTTGGAAAGGTCTTGCTGGCATAATTGGCAAAGAAGAAATTTGTTTCGAAATCAGTCGTCAAAATGGATTGAAAAACAAAGGTCGACCTAATAAAAATAAAGGAAAGAAATTTCCTCATATCAGTGAAAAACTTACAGGTAAACCTAAATCCGAACAGGCCAAAATCAATATGAGAGGTAAAAGACCACACGTGAATCAGAGTGGTTCTAATAATAATAATGCGAAAAAAATAAAAACACCGTATGGCACATTTGAAAGTATAAAAGATGCTTCTATACAACTCAATATTAAATATGATAATTTGTGGTATAAATTGAGGTCAAATCAACTTGGGTGGGAAAGAATATAAATGGTATCATTGTTTGGTTTTGAAATCTCGCGCAAAAAAGAAGAAGCAAAGCAAGAGCAGAATAGAACATTCGCTTTACCGCAGAATGATGACGGTGCTGTTGTTATTCAAGCTGGCGCTTATTATGGTACATATGTTGACCTTGACGGTGTAGTTCGTAATGAAATCGAACTCATTACACGCTATAGAGAAATGTCGATGCAACCTGAAATTGAAGGTGCAATCGATGATATTGTTAATGAAGCCATTGTCGTTGAAGATAGTGGTAAAGCTGTAGAAATCAATCTAGATGACCTTCAGCAAGCAGATAATATCAAAAAGAAAATCAAATCTGAGTTTGATTATATATTAAAACTTCTTAACTTTGGTAATATGGGGCATGATATATTCCGTCGTTGGTATATTGATGGTCGTCTTTTCTATCATCTTATTATCAATGAAAAAAGACCTCAAGACGGTATTCAAGAACTTCGTTATGTTGACCCACGTCGTATTCGTAAAGTTCGTGAAATTCAAAAAACAAAAGACCAAACTGGTATGGAAGTTATCAAGCAGGTCAAAGAATACTTTCTCTACAACGAACGTGGCGTTATTGGCGCTCACTCAAATCTCGGAACAAAAATTGCTACCGACGCAATCGTAAATGTCAATTCTGGTCTTATGGATGCAAAGAGAACGATGGTTCTTTCTTATTTGCACAAGGCTATTAAACCACTCAATCAGCTTCGTATGGTTGAAGATGCTACAGTTATCTATCGTCTCTCACGCGCACCTGAACGTCGTGTATTCTATGTTGATGTTGGTAATATGCCGACAATCAAAGCAGAACAATATCTCAAAGATATTATGACAAAATATCGTAACAAATTAGTTTACGATTCAAGCACTGGTGAAATCAAAGATGATAGAAAACATCTTTCCATGCTTGAAGATTTCTGGTTACCGCGCCGTGAAGGTTCTAAAGGAACTGAAATCACAACTCTTCCTGGTGGTATGAATCTCGGCGAATTAGAAGATGTTAAGTATTTTGAAAAGAAACTATACAAAGCATTAGGCGTTCCTACTTCAAGATTAGAACAGGGTCAAGGATTCTCTCTTGGTAGGTCAACAGAAATTACTAGAGACGAACTTAAGTTTAGCAAGTTTATTTCAAGACTTCGCAATAAGTTTTCAATTCTATTTGATGATTGCCTTCGTGTTCAACTCGTTCTGAAAAAAGTTTGTACCGAAGAAGAGTGGAACTCTTTCAAAGAAGAAATTTGGTATGACTTCTTAAAAGACAACAACTTTGATGAGCTTAAAGATGCGGAGTTAATGACAAATCGTCTGACTCTTCTTCAAGCTGTTGACCCTTATGTCGGTCGTTACTTCTCAAAAGAATGGGTTCGTAAAAATGTTCTTCAACAGACAGATGAAGATATTGAAGAAATCGATATACAGATTGCAGATGAAGGAGCACAAGATGTTCCTCAAACAGATACAACAATGGGGCAAGCACCAATAGGAATGCAACCTGTTAACCAGTCATCAGAAGTAATACCAGCAGAACAAATGCCAGCTGGCGCAGGTTTACCGGCTGATGCAACAATGCAAAATGAAGAAATGTCAGCACCTAGCAAGTTTGAAATCCAACCTGATGAAGTTGAGTTAGTGAAATGAAGAAACTAGTAGAAGATTTAAATTTAGCATCAAGAGAATCATCATCAGAAGCCGCAGTAGAAGCTAAGAGACTTGGACTTGTTTATGTCGGTTTTGGACGATACGAAGATCCGATAACTAAACAAGTCACACACATTGTTCAAAATGAACGACTTGTTCCTTTTGCAAAAGCTATTAAAACAAACGACTATAAACAAAATTCAGCAGATGATTTGGGTAAACTCGCTCAAGCACTAGCACCACAAAAGGCTGCACTTGACGGTATACTAACACAAGAGTATTCACCAGAAAACTTTAGTAATGAAGAACTAGATGTTATTAAACAGTTTACAGATGGTGGATATCAAGAAATCAATGCTAGACTGAATGCATTACCTGCTAATATAATGACTACACAGATTGTACCAGACTATGATGGTGATGTTGTTCCAGACCAGATTAAGATGCTTGATGATGCAATTTCTCGTATGAGAACGCCTGTTGACATGAACATCTATGCAAGTGTCAATGAAAATCTAGAATTAACACCGGGTTCAACAATCAGATTTAAAGGTTTTAGATCCGGCACGATAGACCCTGCTATCATTATGAATAGTGCAAAGCAAGCAGGAACAACATCAAAAGCAACTATATTACAAATTAAAGTTCCTGAAAAAAGTAACGGACTATATGCTGAAAATTTCTCGGCTAATCCTGAAGAGTATGAGTTTATATTACCAAGAGGTTCTAAAGTGATTGTGACTGATGGTCCAAACAAGCTGATTGGTAGTAATGCTCAGTTGAACGTTAATAGACAAGAAATCTATTATTTCAATTGTGAATTAACAAATTAATATAAATAATTGGAGTATTTAGGAGAAAAGCTATGGAAAATACAAAGAACGACAGCATTAAAGAAGCGCTCGATAACATTCTTGAGCAAGACTTAGAAGGTATGAGAAATGCCTTTTCTGCGGCTATTACAGAAAGAGCCGTAGATAAACTTGAAGAAAAGAAAGTTGAGATTGCACAAAGCTATTTTGGCAAGGATAAGTAATAATGAAAAGCGTCACTCAAATCAGAAAAGATTTAGAAGTTCTATCTGAAAGTGTAGAATCGGCTTCGGAAATGCGTAAGCTATCAACACTTGTTCGAGCAGGTTTGTTTGATGCTAATAAACTTACTATGTTAAAACGCGCTCTCAATAAAGATAATGTCAAGATGACAAAAGCAGAACGTGATGCATTGCTTGAGTTGCTAGACAGACTGCTTAATGTGGTTATGGCAAATCAAGGAACTTTCATGAAGGTCAAGCAAAGTCTTGGCGAAGAACTATCACCAGAACATGACGGTGAGTTCTCTATGGCTCGTTCTGAACTTAAGACTGCCATATCATCTGCACAAAGAATCCTTGATAAGCTCAATGGCGAAGGTAAACTAGAAGCCTGGTTGCAGTCAAAGATTACACTTGCTTCAGACTATCTCTCAAGCGCAGTAAACTACGTTGATAGCGGTGAAGCAGAACTCAAAGAAGGTTCAGAATATCAAGAACTTGATGAATCATTAACTGGTAGTGCAAACGATATCAATAAAATTCCACCTCTCATCATCATGAGACGTAGAGCAATTCGTATATTTCCTGATGGGCAAAAAGTTGCTCTCTACTGGGCAGACAAGATTAACAAGTTCATAACTGTTCCTTTCGAAAGCATTGGTATTAGTGAAGAGACACAA